GCTCTATTCTCAAATGGTGGGGCGTGGGACTCGCTTGCATCCAGGCAAGGAAGAATTGCTCTTGCTAGACTTCCTCTGGCACACCGAACGCCACGAGTTGTGTCGGCCAGCTCACTTAATCTGTGAGACTCCAGAAGTTGCTCAGAAAATGGTTGAGAACATGGAAGAGCAAACTGGTGTCATGCTTGACCTTGAAGATATGGAAGTTAAGGCAACGGAGGACGTCGTCGCACAGCGTGAAGAGGCTTTGGCAAAACAACTGGAAGAAATGCGCAAGCGTAAACGCAAACTTGTGGATCCATTGCAATTCGAAATGTCTATCCATGCTGAAGACTTGTCGAACTACGTTCCTAACTTCGGATGGGAAATGGCGCCTGCTAGTGACAAGCAAATTAAAGCGCTTGAGAAATACGGCATACTTCCTGATGAAATCGGGAATGCTGGAAAGGCTGCTTTATATTTAGACAGATTGCACAAGCGACAATCAGAAGGCCTGACTACACCAAAACAAATTCGATTCTTAGAAGGTCGAGGTTTCAAAGATGTTGGCATGTGGCAATTTGATCACGCTAGAAATATGATTGATCGAATAGCAGCGAACGGCTGGAGATTACCAGCAGGCGTTCGACCAGCTGAATATATACCGGGGTGATGTATGAAATATGAATTATTTAACGACCATTTTGAAAATGCTAAACGTTACAATATACCACGGGCGCAGTTGATTATTGCTGATATACCTTATAATCTTGGAAACAATGCTTATGCCTCTGACCCTAGATGGTATAAAGACGGTGATAACAAAAACGGTGAAAGCAAGCTGGCTGGTAAATCATTCTTTGACACGGACAATGATTTTAAAATCAATAACTTTTTCGACTTTTGCAGCCGTTTGCTTAAAAAAGAGCCAAAAGAAAAAGGGAAAGCACCTGCTATGATTGTCTTTCATGCCTGGCAACAGCGAGACATGATTATAGAATGTGGTAAAAAGCATGGTTTTAATAATGCTTATCCGCTCTATTTTACGAAGAAATCAAGTCCGCAAGTGTTAAAAGCGAACATGAAGATTGTCGGAGCAGTTGAAGAAGCAACGGTATTATATCGTGACAAACTCCCTAAATTTAACAATGGTGGGGCTATGATACTCAATCACGCCCCGTGGGAAAAAGATAGCTCTTACCCCGTTATTCACCCTACGCAAAAACCGATACCAGTTTTGAAGCGATTGATTGAAATTTTTACAGATGAGGGTGATGTTGTCATTGATCCCGTAGCAGGTTCTGGTTCAACTTTAAGGGCTGCTATAGAGATGAATAGGTCAGCCTATGGCTTTGAAATCAAGAAAGATTTTTATAAGGCTGCACAGGAGAAAATGCTCTCAACCTTTCAAATTAGTTTATTTTAAAAAAGGAGAAAACAGTGGCAGAGAATGATTTTAACTTATTGCCGTTGCTGGATTATATCAATCCTGCCACGGTAGACTACCAGACATGGGTAAATGTGGGCATGGCCTTGAAGCACGAGGGGTATACGGCATCCGATTGGGACAACTGGTCCCAAAACGATAGCCGGTACAAGAAATTCGAGTGTTTCAAGAAATGGGATACCTTCAACGAAGAGGCAGGAACGATTGTAACAGGTGCCACGATTACCCAGCTCGCTAAAGAAAACGGTTGGGTATCACAATCCGGCTATGACAGCGAGAATGCGCATGAGTTAGGCTGGACCGATACAATAGATCGTGATTATCGTGTCATTGATAAAGACTGGATTGAAGGAAAAGAGATTCATGAGCCGACAATTTGGAATCCGGTTCAGGAGATTATCAAATACCTTGAAACACTTTTTGAAGCTGGCGAAAATGTAGGTTATGTGACCAAATGCTACCAAAAAACTGACGCCGAAACTGGCGAGATTGTAAAATGGCTGCCAACTAAGGGAGCATATGATCGTACAGCTGGTGAGTTGATTCAGCTCTTACAAGAATGTAATGGAGATATTGGAGCTGTCCTTGGTGACTATCACGAAGAAGCCGGTGCATGGGTGCGATTCAATCCCATGGATGGAAAGGGCGCTAAAAATGAAAATGTGACAGATTTCAGATATGCCTTAGTTGAATCCGACAGTATGCCGATTGACAAGCAGAATGCCATTTATAAAGAACTTGAATTGCCGATTGCAGCCTTGGTTCACAGTGGAAACAAGTCCTTACATGCCATCGTCAAAGTAGATGCTAAGAACTATGAAGAATATCGAAATCGTGTTGATTACCTATATAAAATTTGTCAGAAGAATGGAATCATAGTTGATACTCAAAATAAAAATCCAAGCAGGCTATCACGTATGCCAGGGTTCATCCGAAACGGTCAGAAGCAATTTTTGGTAGATACTAACATTGGTAAGGCCGATTGGGACGAGTGGTACCAATACATCGAAGATTTAAACGATGACCTGCCGGATCCTGAAGGGTTGGCAGATAGCTGGGATAACTTGCCAGAGTTGGCGCCTGAGCTGATTAAAGGCGTGCTTCGTCAAGGTCACAAGATGCTGATTGCTGGTCCGTCCAAGGCTGGTAAGTCATTCGCTTTGATTGAGATGTCGATCGCGATTGCAGAGGGCAAGAAGTGGCTAGGCTGGGATTGTACGCAGGGGCGTGTCTTGTATGTCAACCTAGAGCTAGACCGACCGTCAGCCCTGCATCGTTTCCGTGATGTCTATCAGGCTATGGGATTGCCACCACAGAATATCAACAACATCGATATCTGGAATCTACGTGGGAAGACCGTACCGATGGACAAGCTAGCACCTAAACTCATTCGTCGAGCTTTGAAGAAGAATTATATCGCAGTCATCATCGACCCGATCTATAAGGTATTGACCGGTGACGAGAATAGTGCAGACCAGATGGCACACTTTACCAATCAATTCGATAAGGTAGCCACAGAGCTAGGCTCTAGCGTTATTTACTGCCATCACCACTCTAAGGGTTCTCAAGGTGGCAAGAAGTCCATGGATCGCGCTAGTGGTTCGGGTGTATTCGCTCGGGATCCTGACGCGCTTATCGACTTAGTAGAGCTAGAAGTGTCAGAGGAATTACTTACTCAAAGGCTGAATCAGGTAGCGTGCGAAGTATATAAACAGGCTTTGCAAGAGCGAAATAATTCCTATTACCAACAGAATGTCGGGCTAGATGACCTCTTAAGCCCTGCGCAGATGCGGACACATTTCGAGAAAGGCATCCCTGATGTCATGGCTCGTGCTCCTTATGTAGACAAGCTCAAGGAAGTACGCAATAAGGTCCAGATAGCGACTGCGTGGCGAGTCGAAGGCACGCTCCGAGAATTTGCCAAGTTTAAGCCAGTGAACATGTGGTTTAGTTATCCAGTACACGCGCTTGATGAAACAGGCGTGCTTGCGGATATTAAGCTGGACGATGATAAACCGAGCTGGCAAAGAGCTAAAGAAACTCGCAAAAAGAATGCGAAGGAAGATAAAAAGCAAAAGCTGATAGAGTTTGACGAAGCAATCGAAAACGCGAATTTTGGCGAGCCTCCCTCAAAAGAAGACGTAGCTGAATATTTAGGAATTTCTGTAAAAACAGTTACTCGCAGATTGAATTCATCCAAAAAATATTGGTTCGACAAGAACTCAAATTCAATAAAAGAAAAAGGACAAGACCATAAAAACGTGGTCGTGTCCGAATAAGACAGCACCATAAATTCATGGTTGTGTCTTTGTCTCAAAAAGGACAGACAAGACCATAAAAACGTGGTCGTGTCTGGGACAGCCACCTATATATTATATATATAGATAATGTCCTGTCGTCCATCATGTCCATACCTGTATAGACAGGGTTGCTTAAAACGCACCCTGTCATATACAAGGGTCATGGACTAAAAGCGAAATTAAAAAGTAAAAATATGTGAGGTGTGAAAATGGAAGCTTATAAACAACGAATGATTGATGAATATAATCAACTAAAAGAACGATGTATGCGAATTGAAATTTTTTTAAAAAGCATATAAAGAAAGACAAGTGCCTGACTTTGAATTGTCCTGCCCACTTGAATTGTTACAATCTCAATATCACGCAATGAGAAGCTATTTAAAAATTTTAGAAATTCGTGCAAAATTCGAAAGAATTGACCTCGTCGAGAAAGAGAAAATATATACAGTAGAAATACCGGTGGGTGATGGTTACTATCAAACTTTGTGCCAAAGTGGCAACGGAAATCTGTGCTTAAGTGATCATAAATATTTATCGCTTGAAAAATTACGAAAACATAATAGTTATGTTCCTGGCGGGCTTACCGAGAAAAAAATAAAAAATTCTACTGTAGCATGGGCGTGGCAATTTGCGAAAGAGGTAGAAGATGATTGAATTCTTTTTACCAATGAAAAAAATACCGACAACGACTCACCAACAAAAAAAGGTAAACGTCCAATTTGGCAAACCAATCTTTTATGAGTCAGCTGATTTGAAAAATGCCAGAGCGAAATTTGAGAGCTTGCTTGCGCAGCATGTGCCTCCTGATAAATTTAAAGGCGCACTTCGACTGACAGTCAAGTGGTGCTTCCCTCGTATCAAAAAAAGCTACGATGGTCAGTATAAGACCACAAAGCCAGATACAGATAATCTGCAGAAGCTGCTCAAGGATTGCATGACGAAACTTGGATACTGGCAAGACGATGCACAAGTGGCCAGCGAAATAGCAGAAAAGTTCTGGGCAGACACAGTCGGGATCTATATCAAGATTGAGGAATTGCCATGAAAATAAATTATATAGATTTCTTTAGCAGAGTCATTCCGGAATGGATGGCGCGTAGCAATCAAAAGAGCCAAGAGGTCGGTTTTGGCTCAGATGCTTATTGGCTATGGGCCGTGTCGTCTATCGGAGAAATTTGTAAACAATACAATGATGATGAGCTGGTGACAGAGCAATTTGGTTTGCTCTTTAACTGGCTTGAAAAACAAGCGGGAGGATAAGTTGTGAAATTATTCACCGAAACAAGAACGGATTGGAAGATTTAAAAAAAGCCAGAAAGAATCTGGACTGGTTGATAGAGGAAATGGAAAATGAGTAGAATAGTTAACGCTGAAATTGAAGAAACTTTTTTAGGAAGAGAAGAACACGGAATCCTGACTTGTTTTTTGCATTTAAAAGGCAATGGTTTTGGAGTTGGAATTGGCGGGCGTGCACTTGACGAATATGACAAAAACAAAAAAAGAAGAATCGCTACGCAAGAAGGTTTTGAGCTTATTGAGCTCATTTTGGATGTTGTTGGCGTCAAAAAATGGGAAGACCTGGTTGGAAAATATATAAGAATAGAATTGTCAGAAATCGGAATTGGCTACAAAGCGACAAGAATTGGCAATCTCATAAAGGACGATTGGCTTGACTTTGAAAAGTTTTTTGATGAGCGAGATGGAGGTAGAAAATGAATAAGCAGGAATTGATTGAGTATTGCAAGTCTTTAAAAGGCGATTTAAACAAGTTTATAAACGGAATTGATGTAGATAAGATTATCGCAAAGATTGAACAGCTAGACGAACCACAAGCAGGCCATGCTGAAGAAGCGCCTCGCTATGTTAAGAACATACTAGCACGACTGCGAGAATTGCCATTGCATGACAGAGAAATTTGGCTAAAAGCTATTATGAGCGAATTTGAGCAAGATTTTAGTCATGCAAAATGGCGTGAAGGATACGAGCAAGGCAAGTTCGAGGGCGCATGGGTTGGTGAACAGCTCAAAGATGCTGATAAAATCAGGCGTGAATTGAACAAAGTTAAAGTACCGCAGTTTGTGGCGAATTGGATTAAGTATTGTAAATTTACTAACGTTAATTTGCAAAACGCTTTGCTTGTTGGTGATGTATATTTTTACAACTACGCAAATCAAAAAGATTTTTCAAAACTAAAAGAATTTTTAGAAACCAAAAATAACCAAGCGACCTTCGCCCGTGCTTGGCTTGATGGCTACGATGTCGAGAAAGAGAAGCGGTATCTGGTGAAGATGAAAGCGACTGGTCAATACTTACGCAAAGACGAGAACAGCATTCGTTTTAGTTCGTTTTTTATATCTAATTTCACAAGAAACGATATCGAAGACTTAGGCTTTGGCTGGGTATTCGATTGCCCAGGGATTGAGATTGAGGAGGTGAATTGATGAAAGTTGCAAAGTATACACACAAGTCTTTTGACGGCATCAAAATCATAAAAGGCTGGGTTTTAGTAAATAATTATGGTGAAAAGGAATTTGTTTATTATAACGGGACGGAATTATGCGTCCACCCTGCCAGCGATTGGGAGGACGAGTTAAAGGAGGTAGAAGAATGAAACGACCAAGCAGATATCCTTACACACGAAGTCAATGGACTGAAGAAATCACAATAGTAAGCACAGGTGATAACGGATGTTTTAAACTTAGGGTTTTAGAAAATCAAGTGACAGGTGAGAGAAAATAAGGAGGTGCAAGATGATACCAAAATTTAGGGCGTGGGATAAGCACGAACAAAAGATGTTCGCTAACAACGAATTGATTATCTGGAACGGCAATGTTTATGCGAACGATAGCAAAAAGCTTACATGTAACAATTTAAAAGGGTGGTCGATCGATGATGAATGTCTCATGCAGTCAACAGGACTGAAAGATAAGAACGGTAAGGAGGTATTTGTCGGTGACATCGTTAAATGTACAAGAGGATGTCCCCATGAAGTGTATTTAGAAAAAGAATATGGTGGCACATTCATAGGCGGAATGCCTGCTATTTATCTAAAAGGAATAAAAGAAGGATATGCTTGGACGGAGGCAGAGGAAATCGTCGGCAACATCTACGAAAACAAGAGACTTTTGGAGGTGAGCGATTGACGATCAATATCAAACAACGATTAAAAGCCTTGCAGTACATCGATATTAAAGCGAAGTCAAAACATCAGGAAATCATCAGTTTGAAGTCAGGCATCTTGCGAGGACAACAATTTGATAATATGCCGAAAGCAGAAAGTCCGTCTAATCGCTCTGAAGAATTGAACGTGCTGATTATTGATAAGTCAGAACAGCTCTATCGAGAAATTCAAGAACTTTATCAGGAGCGGGATGAGCTGGTACAAGCGATTGAATCGCTTGACGATCCGGTTGAAAATATTATCATGCGGCTACTGTATATTGATGGGCTTTCGTGGAATGAGATTCAAGTCCGATTGCGATGCGGACGCGGGACGATACACAGGGCTAGAGATAGTGCTTTAAAAAAACTTTCTAAAAAAAATGGAACTAATGGAACTCTTTGGAATTCCTAAAGTGATATTATGGTATTGTCGAAAAAGTGAAAACGAAACGATTTTCATGAGGACTCCTAGAAAAAGGCGCGCAGTTGCGTCTTTTTTTGTTACAAAAAAATAAGGTGGTGATGGAAAATCGCTAAACTAACTTTAAAACAACAGAGATTTGCTGATGAGTACATCATCAGCGCAAATGCGACGGATGCTGCTATCAAAGCTGGATATAGTGAGAAGACTGCTAGAAGCCAAGGACAGCGTCTGTTGACAAAAGCTGACATTTCTGATTACATTCAAAATCGAATGGAAGAGTTGCAAGATGAAAAAATATTGACTCAGAAACAGATTCTTTTGATGTTGTCAGAAATCGCTTCAGGACAAGCAAAAGAAACGACAGTGGTTACGACTAAAGTAGCTGAATTGATGATTGATCCCGTGACTGGAAAGTCTGTGAAAGTCTACAACGAAATCCCTCAACTTGTCGAGTATCCGACAAAAAACAGCGATAGAAATAAGGCTTTGGAATTACTTGGTAAACGATACAAAATGTGGACAGACAAATCAGAAGTCAAGGTTGAAGGAACAATCCAGACGAGTAAGCTAGACGGCATTCTGGCACAGCTAGGAGATGATAGCACATGAGTGAGCTGATATTATCGCCTAAATATAAAGCGTTTTTGCGACACAATGCGAAAGCGGAAGCTTTGGAAGGAACGACAGCTGCAGGAAAGACCACAGTCGGCGCGTTTAAGTTTATGCTGAAGGTTGCACTGTCATCAAAAAAACTGCATTTTATCGCGTCCAAATCTGTCGGGGATGCGGAAAAAAATATCATCAATTCTGATTTGGGAATTGTTGATATTTTTGGCGAACATGTAGACTATCGCGGGAACGGTAGCATGGACTATAAAATTCCGCACATCCTCTATCGCATAGACAATAATCCAGAACATGATAAGGTTATTTTTATCCTCGGCTACGAAAATAAGGATAAGTGGAAGAAAGCTTTGGGTTCACAGTTTGGTTGTGGCTACATCGATGAGATTAACACAGCGAATACAGATTTTGTGCAAGAATCTACTATGCGCTGTGATTATTGGATGTGCACCATGAACCCGGATGATCCCAACCTGCCAATCTACGAGCAGTATATCAATCGCTTTCGTGCGTTGAAAGAGTACGAGGACGATACACCCAAAGAAATCCAGCAAGAGCTAGAGAAATCGCCAGCGCAACCTAATTGGACGTACTGGTTTTTTAATTTTGACCACAATGCGGGACTGCCTGATGAAAAGAAGCAACAAATCATCAATACGGTTGCACCAGGTACGAAGCTTTATAAAAATAAAATACTTGGTTTGCGCGGTAGGTCGGAGGGTCTGATATTTAGCATGTTCCAGCACGATAAAAATGTGATTCAGGAGTCGGCAGCAAAGCAGCTGCGTTTTTTACGTTTTTGTTGTGGAGTCGATACTTCCTATTCTGAAAAGTCCGATGATACGATTGCGTTTCTTTATCAAGGTATCACTGCAGAGGGCAGTTTAGTCGTGTTGGAGGAGAAAGTCTATAACAATAAAGATTTTCGTGGCGAAAAGATAGCGCCGTCTGATGTCGTGGTTAAATTGCATGAATTCCTTGAATACTGTAAGGATAAATGGGGCTTCTGTCGTGTGATTTCAGTCGATAATGCTGACCAAGCGACATTGATGGAACTGCGGAAATATAAACAACAGAAAGGACTGGCTTGGGATTTTATTAATGCGAATAAAAAGCTGAAGGTAATCGATCGAATCAATCTAGCGGGATCTTGGATAAAGAACGGTTATTATTTGGTGGTGAACTATTGTACAAATCATATTCACGAATTGGAAATCTACTCGTGGAAGGAAGATAGGGACGAACCAGAAGATCGGAACGACCACACAATCAATGCTGGTCAGTACGGTTGGATTCCGCATATTAGATCAATCGGACAGAAGGTACAAGATGCCAGCTATGAAGTTCTCAGGGCTGGCTTGAGGTAAGAAATGACATATACAGAACAATTTACAGATAGCACCGGCCAGAACCGAGTGTTAGAACTACGATTTCACCGAGAATCACAGCTTCGTTATCGAGCAGAGAGTGCAGACACGCTTTTTGTAGAAAATAATAAGTTGCTAAAGAAATTTGTGAATCATCACAGAAATTATCAGCGCCCCCGGATTCGTGAGCTTTATGACTACGCAGAAGGAAATAATCACGAAGTCTTGCGGTCGCAGCGCCGAAAAGATAGTGACATGGCAGATAATCGGGCAGTCCATAACTTTGGTAAGCTGGTATCAACTTTTAAACAGGGCTACTTGCTAGGCATACCTATTGAAGTATCGTATGATGATCAAGCTGACGAATCGGTCATAGATGAAAAGCTAAGAGAAATCGGGCAACTGGACAATTTCCATCAGCTAAATCGTTCCTTGATTTTGGATATGAGCCAGGTTGGCCGTGCTTATGATTTGGTTTATCGCTCGCAAGAAGATAAGACTAAGGCTGTACGATTAGACCCGTTAGAAACTTTCGTCATCTATGATACAACTTCGGAAAATCATGTCGTTGCAGCAGTCAGGTACTATCAAGCGAATATCTTTGATACGAAGTCGGTAACGGTTGAAGTCTATACAGAGAGTGAAAGTATTACTTTTAACGCGACAAAAGAAGATTACAAGGAAACTAGCCGCTCTGATCATAAGTTTCGACAGGTCCCGGTCACGGAGTATTTGAATAATTCAAAAGGAATTGGTGACTATGAGACAGAGCTTTCCTTGATTGACTTGTACGATTCGGCTGAGAGTGACACAGCCAACTATATGAACGATTTAGCGGATGCAATCCTTTTTTTGTTTGGTAATATTGAGCTACCAATCGGCAGTGTAGATGAGCAGATAGAATTTTTGGCAAAAATGAAGCAAGCCCGCTTTATGCACATCAAGCCGCCAATCGATACAGATGGCAATGAAGGGAGTGTCTCGGCTGAGTATCTGTCTAAGTCTTACGATGTGGAAGGGACAGAGGCCTACAAGACACGCTTGCAAAAGGATATCCACAAATTTACTAATACGCCTGACATGTCTGATCAGAATTTTGCTGGCAGTCAAACAGGCGTAGCGATGAAATGGAAAATCTTTGGCTTGGAGCAAGAAAGGATTGATACGCAAGCAGCGTTCGAAACTTCTTTGCGTCGTCGTTATCAGCTCATTGCGAATGTCGGTGAATTTGTCAAGGAAATCGATGGTTTTGATATTTCGAAATTACGCATTAAATTTACACCGAACTTGCCAGCCGATACAGATGGTTTGGCCAACCATATCAAAGCTCTTTATGGCATCGTCAGTGACCGGACTATCTTTGAGCTGACACATGGGCTGACAGAAGTAAGTGTGGATGATGAAATCAAGCGTTTGAAATTACAAGAGGCGCAGGAACAACCTGAACCACGGCTTGATCCAGTAGATGAGGCGGTTGATGATGAACAAGAAATCGAATCAAAACCATCTTGATTACTGGTCAGGCCGCTCAGATGAAATTTTTCGCTATCTAGACCGAAAAGATATTGATTTTTTTGCTGAATTAAATAAGATCTATCAAGAACAAGCTAATGAAATGCAAAAAGCCTTTTATGACTTTGTCAGCAAGTATTCTGAAAATGGCTCTATGAGCTATCAGGAGGCGCTACAGCGACTGAAAGGCACCGACCTGTCAGATTATCGGGAGAATGCAAGAAAGTATCGTGAGCAGGCTGAGAAAAACCCAGAATTACTTAAAAGGTTGAATGAACAGTATGCGACTGCACGCGCTACAAGATTAGAGTCATTGCAGCTAGATATGCTCTTTCGTGCAGGGGTCGCAAGAGGTCTTATTGCTGATAAGTTTGAAAGTTATTTGCAAAAAATGGCTCTCATGGGCTATAAAAAAGCTATGAGCGGTCGGACTGGTACCGTCAACGAACCAGCACTAAAAGAACTAGTTAGAACGCCGTTTAACGGCTACAACTACAGTCAGCAATTGTGGGGCAATACAGACAATCTAGTTAAGGATTTAAAAAAAGTCCTGAAGACTGGTTTTGTTCGCGGGGATCATCCGCGCACTATGGCGCGTGATTTGGCACAGAAGTATAAAGTAGCAAACAGCCGAGCTGAAACGCTCATTCGGACAGATGGAACGATGATTGTCAATCGGTCAGCTGTCCAGAGATACAAAGATGCAGGGCTGAAATATTACCGTATACTGGTTCATCTGGACAATCGGACAACTGAAATTTGTAAAAGAATCCACGCAGAAGACAAGCGGTATTTGATTGACGAAATGCAGGCAGGGGTAAATGCTCCGCCTTTTCACTTCAATTGTCGGTCCGGGGTAATACCAGATGAGGAGGAATTGAACGAAGGGTACAACGAAGAGCAGGAACAAAAAGCGTCTAATTTTGAAGAGGATAAAGTTTTTGTAGCAGATAAACCGAGCGAAATCGATGACTTTTTCAAAGAGCAAAAATCATATCAAAAGTGGTATAATGAACTTACAGATGATGAAAGAAGTGTTATCTACTCTTATACAACAGAAAATTATCATAATTTCAACAACATAAAACGATATGGACTTGACGAAGCACTGAAAATTCGAGAAAAATTCTGGTTTGAAAATGACGGAAGTGCAGAAGATCTGCCTTTTGCTTTAGATATTGTGAAAGACACAAAGTCGAATATTCCAATCTTGGAAAAGGCTATTTCAAAATTTGCGCCCGAAAAAAGCTTCAAAGCTTATCGCGGAAGTGGGTCTATATCTGCTTTAGGTGAAGATTTAGGCTATATGGATCTCGAAGTTGGTCAAACAGTAAGATTAGATAAAACATTTACTTCATTCAGTCTAGACAGAAATTACGCTAAGGAATTTGCTTTTGACGGCGACGGAGCAAACGTATTATTTGAAGTTACTGTCAAGAAAGGTCAGAAAACAGGTGCTTATATAGCAGAGTTGGCTGATTTTAGTCCTGAAAAAGAATATCTGATGAAACCGAATTTGAGGTATAACGTTATCTCTAAAACGGAAAGCAAAGACGGACTATTAGTTTATGGTTTGGAGGTGTTAGAAAATGGGTCTTGATAAAACATTTATAGACAGAGTATTTTCTCGAGGCGAAGATAGAATGAATAGAGCTATTTTTGTAGAACCTGAGGAACTTATCGAAATAACTGATGAAGATATCAGTTTTTTAGGTAAGGGGCTCTTTTACTTTTTACCTCGCAGCAAGTTTGTTGAGGATAATAAAGATAAAATCAGAAAAGATTATAACTTATCTAAAGAAATGCCTAAAATAAATGGGATTTATTTGCCTACTTTTTTAAAAATGAGAGCATGGGACAGAATCAGGAAGACTAAACCAAGCTTAAAAGAAATTATTGACATGACAAAAAAAGAAAGCATTTAGAAATTCTAAGTGCTTTTTTGTTGTCCAGAAAGGAGAAAAAATGATTATTTGGAATTTAGTATTTGTTACAGCAGGCGCTATCGTCCTGCTTATTTTATTAGTTATTGGCTATATCGTATTAGCTGGATTGCTTAAAGGCGCTAAAAATGCGTTAGCTAGTAGCAAGAGAGGACGACATGAGCAAAATACAAGTCAGGATTGAAGATATTAGTTTTTCTGCTATGGCCAAAGAGAGGAGACCTACAGTAAAGCTCGAATTAGGCCTGCTCGGTGGCAAGGTAATTGATTCGATTGATGTCTTGCCAAAATTGATAGAAGACATTTCGAAATTGGAATATGAGGTAAATCATGAACAAACGTATCAAAAAGAAACGTGAGCTAGAAAACTCTTTGCGAATAGCAAAAGGAGCTATTGTGCTCTTACTCGACCAAAACAAGCAACTTTGGAAGATTGTTGAAAATATGGAGAAAATCAGCTCACAAAATACTCAAGCGACAAATGAGCGTTTTGACAAGCTGGAAGCTGCCAACGAGAAAATGAAGCTTGATTTGGACAATGCTGTCATTTCGTTTAGTAAGTCGAAAAAGTCAAGTTGGTTTGGTAGAAAGTAGGGAAGGAGTCAGAAAATGAAGTACAGAAAGAAGCCTGTTGAGGTTGAGGCGGTGCGTTGGAACGGCAATAACCATAAAGAAGTGATTGACTTTGCAGAAAATAAGATTTGGTTTGATGGACTTGGGAATATATGGATTGCTACGCTTGAAGGTGATATGATGGCCAAAAAGGGAGATTATATTATCAAAGGCGTGCAGGGTGAATTTTACCCGTGCAAGCCTGATATTTTTGCAGAAACTTACGAAGAACTAGAGTATCTGAATATTTTAGATACTATTTAGGAGGTGATCCGACATCTTGACTGGCAGGAATAGACTGCTCTAAATTACTATAAACCGTCTCGAATTCGAGGCGGTTTTCTTATCCCATAACCGTATGGGATCCCGTACGGTTTTTATATTGTCCAAACCGTGCTGAAGACGTTAAAAGCTGTACTGTTTCGCCGCCGGGCGTAAAACGAGATTAGTGAGTGGCGACGTAATCGCTAAAATTCATGTCCTGTCGCATGACATAAAACTAGGCAAATAAAATACATAGACTAGCGTGGCTTTGAGTCGTGCTGTGAGAAAATATAAGGAAAAGGGACTAGAGACCGTGGACGCATGGAATCGTGGCCTTTTTTATTATGTTTGAAAACAGGGTGATGAGAGGACTAGCGTGGATGTGGAGGAAAAAATGAAAGTAACTAAATTTGGACGAATCCCAATGGATTTGCGGCGCTTGCAACTTTTTGCTGAAGGTGCTGAAGATGGATTAGATGCCGGGGCAACTAACGACAAAGGAGCTGCGGGAGTGCCTGAATGGAAAGCCCCAGCCAGTCAATCGGAATATGATGCGGCAATCAACAAGGCAGTGCAAGCAGCTTTAAAAAATCATCAGACTAAATCAGATGAAGAGTTTCAGAAAGCTGTCGAAGAGGAAATCAAGCGACGTTCGGACTACTCAAAATTGAGCAAGGAAGAACAGGCTAAGAAGGACCTGGACGACGAGCGTGCTAAGCTGGAATCTGCCAAAGCTGAATTTGCTCATCAGCAACTGGTCCTACAAGTCGAAAAAGACTTGGTCGTTAAGGGTCTGCCTGCTGAATTAGCAGAGACTTTTGCTTTGCACAACGACGCAACAAAGGCCCTTGAATCTGTCAGCGCCTTTGAAAAAGCCTTTAAGGAAGCTGTGGCGGAAGAAGTGAAGCGTTCTGCTCGTCAAGATCCTCCTCGGGCTGGTTCAAATTCTGGAGATTCTACTACAAATTATGGTGTTACTTTGGCCGCTGGTGCTACAAGCACAGGCGGTACACTCTTTTAACGAAAGGATGGTAGTGAATGAAATCTACTAAATTGTTTGCAAATGCTGAAATTCTACATAATCTGCCTTATGAAGCTATTTCAGCGACGCTTGATAAAGGTACTACTGGTACTGTGACAGAGAACGGTCGAAAGATTTTGAAGGCCGGAACATTGCTTGCAGGTGATGCGAAGTCAATCTTCGAAGATCGTTCTAAAAAGGTGAAAAAGCTGACAAACGACGCCTCTGCTGCTTATGTGGACGGTGTTCTGCTCTATGATGCAGATGTGACAGACGGCGATGCTCATGTTTCTTTGGTTTACCGTGGTACTCTTCGTGAGGATAAGGTGAACGGTGGGACTGTAGATGCGAATGTTAAGGCAAAATTGCCTCACATTCATTTTGTCAATGGTGTGTAAAGAAAGGAAAAAGGTGAATTATGTCTTTAATTCAGAAAATCATCACGGCGCCTAACATCGTCGGGTATTTTAACGAAAAGCAACGCACGGTAGATGCAACTATCGGCGAAAAGGTCTTTCCAACTAAGAAACAGCTGGGTTTGAAATTGGCTTTTATCAAAGGAGCAGCTGGTAAGCCTGTTGTCTTGCAGCCTGCAGCTTTTGATACAAAAGTTCCACTCCGTGAACGCATGGCAGTTGAACTTAACGAAGAAGAAATGCCATTCTTCAAAGAAGCTATGCTTGTAAAGGAAGCGGATCGTCAGCAGCTCAATATGATTGCTCAAACTGGTAACCAGGGTATGATTGACACGGTTACTCGTGGCATCTTTGACGACACGGCAACTTTGCTAGCTGGAGCTAATGCTCGTCTAGAAGCTATGCGGATGCAAGTGTTGGCGACTGGTAAAATTGCTATCAATAGCAATGGTGTAGCCAAAGATATTGACTACGGTGTTCAAGAAGATCACAAAGGCGCTGTTGACAAAACGAAAAAATGGGCTTTGTTGGATAAGTCAAATCCACTGGCGGACATTGAAAAAGCCATCGAAGCTCTGGAAGCTTTGGGCGGTTCTGCGGAAGTGATGTACTTGAACCAAGTCACTTTTGCACAAGCAAAGAACGCTGTTTCTACAGCTAAAACTATTAAACCGTTGGTACAAGATGGCGCTAAGGTGACAAAAGCAGATTTTATCAGCTATCTGGAAGATAACTATAATCTAAAAGTGGTTATCAAAAATCAGACCTACAAGGATGTGGACGGTACAGTCAAGAAGTATTTTCCAGACGGGGCAGTGACCTTTGGTCCTAACACTGCTCTTGGGAATACTGTCTTTGGAACAACTCCAGAAGAATCCGATCTTATGGGTGGCGGCAATGCTGCTGTGCAAGTGCAACTGGTCGGTGCTGGTATTGCAGTGACAACCAAAAAGCTTGATGATCCGGTCAATGTGGAAACCAAGGTGTCAATGATTGCTTTGCCATCGTTCGAACAGATTGACGAAGTCTATATGTTGGACGTTGACCCTGCCTAATGAAAGGTGGTGGGTGGCTATGGGAGTAATAGACTCTGAAAAAGTCATCGCAAATGTAAAAGAAGATTTGGGTATTCAAGATGCGCTGCAGGATAAAATCTTAGAACGGTTGTGCACGAAAGTGTGCGACCATTTTAAGCTAGCTTACAAAGTTGATGAGATTGAGGAGCGATTTAGCTTTATCATCGAAGACTGTATCATCAAGCGTTTTAATCGCAGAGGGGCTGAAGGTGCTAAATCAGAATCTATGGAAGGTTATTCCATGTCTTATGTCGAAAATCAATATGAATTTGAAGAGTATGACAGCCTCTTACAAGAGGAACTAAAAGCTGGAAAATCTAAAGCGGGCAAGGTGGTGATTTTATGAGGTTCGATGATCGCGTAACATTGCTGCTTGAAGTTCGACCGAAAGATGACCTGGAGGACGAAGCTTCTTTTATGGAAACGGCAGTGCCTTGTATGCGTAATTCTCTGACGGATGAGGAACAGATAGGGATCTTTGGAAAATACAATCTAGACAGTTTTAAGTTGCATTTACAAGATATTCATCAAGATTTCTCAGAAGTCATTTATAAAGGCAAACGTCGCGCTATCAAAGGCAGGAAACATCACAAAAATAGTACGGTGATTTATCTATGAGTTTGACTTATCGGGTTAAAGGCCTAGATAAATTTCTGCGCGAAGTACAGAAAAAAGGGCGACAAGCTCCGATTGCTGTTGATAGAGAGTTGAATCGCTCCAGTCTACGCGTTGAGCGTTTGGCTAAGCTATATGCTCCTTGGGACACTGGCTGGATGAGCGAGAACATCTACAGCATGCAAGCGAAGCTTATGGGCTATAAGGTTATCTCTCCAGCTTACTACTCAATTTATGTCGAGTTAGGCACACGAAAAATGGCTCCGCAGCCTTTTATGCACCCTGCTGTACAAGAGGAATATCCAAAATTGATGAGAAATCTAAATAAGATGTTTAAGAGGTGATTATGGATTCACCAACAAGCAATTTACTAAGAGACTTAAAAAAGCGATTGGCAGCATTAAGCATCCCAATCCATTTTAAGCTACCTGACGCGTCCGTAGTCGAGCCGTTTCTGGTAGTCGGTGGCATTACATCTGACACGTCTAAAACGGCGCAGACAGGGCTAATAATCGAAGACAGCACTATTCAAATTGATATTTTCCTGCCTGGCTCTAAAAGTCGAGTCTATGCAGAAAACATCAAATCGCAAGCTATTCGGTTGTTAGGTCGCAATACACGGACGACATCAACTATATTGATGGACAACTCAATCGGTCGCGAAGTCTATCATATTGTAATTAAAACGACCGAAACAATACTTTAAACAAGGAGGTCCTAAATGGCTGAAAAAGGACAAGTGAAAATTACTACAGCTAAGCCGATTGTTGGTAAAAAGGTATTCTACTTTATCCAATCAATCCATGCAGAAAAAGGTGAAGGGGCGCTTTTGCCAGCTTATCGTACAGACGGAAGCACAACCCTTGGCGGCGAGTATCAAGATGAGCAAACTCAACAAGGACGCTTGCTTGAAAAATCAAGCGATGAGCACTCAATTGAGTTGACTCAATACTTTGCGCCGATGGATCCGTCAGTAAATGTAATCTTGAATGCTCAAGCCAAAGGTGAGTCAATTAAAATTTGGCGTGTTATCGTTGACGAAAGTGTCAAAACAAAAATTGGTGAGTCTGGTAACCAAAAAGATGCTTATCCAGCTAAATTCGGTTACGCTAAAATCACTGATGATGTCGAATTTAACGACGGTGTAGAAGAGTTTGTTGAACTTTCCTATACAGCTGGAATTGTTGGCCGTTTGCAGGATGGCAAGTTCCCGCTTTCTGCTGCAGAGCTTGCTTTGTTAAATGATATCTACGCATATCAAAATCCGGGCGAAACAACCGGCGATTACGACAATATTCAACGCTAATTTTCAGGAGGGTGGCTTTAATAGGTCGCCCTTTTATTTTTGGATTAAAGGAGAAAAAACACTAATGGAATTTAAAATCGGCAACAAACTTGTAGAAATCAAATTTGATTTTCGCTTGATGTTTAAAATTGATAAAGAGCTTGCTACAAAAGACGCGAATGGCCAGTCTTCAAAAAACGGAATCGGTGCTCTGTTTTATAAAATCGTCGATCGCGACGACCAAGGCATTGTGGATCTGATCCAGTTTTGTGGCAGCAAAAAAGGAAAAGCAGTCAGTGAAGATGAAGCATTGTCAGCTATTGAAAATTATTTCGAAAAATCTGACGCTGAAGATCCGCAAGAAGCGCTCTTTGAAGAGATTCAGGAAGAAATGGTCCAATCTGGTTTTTTCAAGAAGAAGATTTTGAAATATATCGAGAACATGCGTCTTGGGCTGGAATTGGCAGAGAGCCAAGCTACCGAAAACGACGCAACAGCTCAAATGCAAGCCAAAGCCATTTCAGAAATTATTGGCAAGATGGAAAGCGCGCTCTCTTAACCGAATGCGCAAGGCTTGGTTTGACTGACCAAGAAACGATTCTAAATTGCAATAAATGGGAGCTTGACGCCATTCTCGAAGGTCTGCACTATAGGCAAATTGAAGAACGCGAAAACTTGTCAGAACTAGCTTTAGAACTGCGTTACACGCTTAATAGTAAGAAGGTTGATACCAACAAACTTAGCAAGCGCAAGGAAAAAGAAAAGGTGCGAAGAAGTTTCCATAAACCGACAAAACAAGAAATCAAAAATAAAAGCGAATTTGTGGCCAAGCTTGAAAAAGCTAGTCAGATGTTTGCGAACAGAAAATAAACAGTGAAGGAGGTGGATGCATGAGTTTTGATGGCTCAGTCTTTGCTGAGATTGGCGCGGATACCAGAGCGTATGAGCGCGCTATGAATGAAATTGCTGTCATGACCAAACAAGCTTTTGATAATGCTCAAAAAGCGGCGGTAAATAGCTCAAATCAGATGATCCAAAAAATCGGGCAGCTGATGAATGAGTTGGCTAGTAATAGCAGTACGCTTGGCCAGAAAATCGGTCAAGGCTTCAAAGGCGGTCTGAATATTGCTCTTGGTGAAATCCATCGGATTGCATCCAATATTGGGCAGCGTTTGCCAGAGCCCATAAGGAAAGGCTTTTTAAATGCGTATCTGAATATTAAATCAGTTTTAGGGCTGATGAAATCAGACCTTTCCGCTTTAGGAGGGCATGTTAGCAGCGTAGCTAGTAAAATCAATGCAGCCTTGGCTAAGGCTTTTCATTTTGATTTAACCAAGGCTATTAAAAGCCCGAAAGCAATGTTTGTTGAGCTAAATGGTGCGGCAGACGCTTTCGCAACAGGTTTTGCTGCTAAAATACACAAAATCGGAAGTATTTTTACTAATCTTTCCAGTCGCTTACCAGGGCCTTTTAGTAGTGCTTTTAATAGTATCGGTACTTCTCTAGCTGGTTTTGAAGCGCGTGTACTAGCAGCAGGTGGTAAAATTACCAGCGCATTAGGAAATCAAGTGCTGAATCCTATTATGCAAAGCTGGTCTAGTCTTTTTACTGGTTTGACAGCTAAAGCGAATAGTTTCGCGGACCGCATAAGCAATACTCTGGGCGGTAAAATTGTCAGCAAAGTCAGCACTTTATCTAGCAAAATTTCAAGCGGACTTGGCAATGCTTTTCAACAAGCAGGTAGTAAAGCAACCAATGCTTTGATGGGTATTGTAAATCATACGAATCAAGCGGCTTCTGCCACAAGCAATCTTATCAAGACGGCTTTGGGTATTTCCGCAGCATACGCAGGATTTAATTTTATAAAAAATGCGATAGGCGGTGCAATTACCAAATCGGCTGACTTTGAAGCTCGCATGAGCAGCATCAAGGCTGTTACTGGTTCTAGCGCTGAAACGATGAAGCAATTCCACGATGCAGCCATTAAAGCGGGTGCTGACACAGCATTTTCTGCTACAGAAGCGGCAGATGCTATCGAGGAATTGGCGAAAGCTGGGGTATCTACAAAAGATATCCTGAATGGTGGTCTAACGGGCGCTTTGAACTTAGCAACCGCAGGCGAGCTGGATCTGAAAGAAGCAGCAGAAATCGCATCTACGGCTTTGAATGCCTTCAAACGAGATAATCTGAGCGTAGTAGATGCAGCCAATCAATTAGCTGGTGCTGCGAATGCGTCAGCTACGGATGTCCATGAACTAAAATACGGGCTTTCGGCAGTTGCCCCTGTAGCTAGCGGTCTCGGCCTGTCATTTAAAGATACAACAAATGCGCTGGCAGTATTTGCTCAAAATGGTCTTAAAGGATCTGATGCGGGTACGTCACTCAAGACTATGCTGATGAACTTGCAACCACAAACGGATAAGCAAGCTCATCTGATGGAAAAGTTAGGTATCATCACAGCAGATGGGTCTAATAGATTCTTTACTGCAGAAGGTAAAATCAAATCATTTGCTGAAGTATCTCAAGTATTAAAAGAAAGCTTGAGCGGTTTGACGGAGCAACAGCAACAACAAGCACTCAAGACCATGTTTGGTACAGATGCAGTGCGTGCTGCAACTATCGCGATGAATGAGGGTGCAGACGGTGCCAATAAAATGCAAGCAGAAATCAGCAAGGTTACTGCTGCAGAAGTTGCTGCTGAAAAGTTAAACAACTTAAAAGGCGCTATTGAAGGCTTGAGCGGGTCGTTTGAGACTCTACAAATTAAGCTCGGGGAATCCGTCCTGCCACTATTCACTACAATCGTAAGATATGTGGATAAGCTGGTAGATAAATTTAGTCAATCGCAAGGCATTCAAAACTTTACTGATGCTATGGCTACTATCAATCCTGTTTTAGACCATTTCTTGAATGGTACTAAGTTAGCAGATGGTGTCATGGAGAAATTCAAAGGGACGATGTCTTCTGTAGCACCTATCCTTGGTTTAGTAGGCGGGCTTTTAGCATTTGGTCCCGCGACTAAAGGGCTAACATTGCTTACTGGCCTTTTAGGAGGATTGGGAACTAAAATAGGAGCCCTTGGAAGCATATTGAGTAGCGGTTTTAGTTCTGCTGCTGGAATGGTTGGCCTCTTTGCTGCTCAAGTTAGCGGTCTAGGTGGTGTTTTAGGCGGAGCTGCATCAAAAGGATTGTCTGTCTTGTCTATGATGACGAGCGGCATCAGCTCTGTCATGAGTGTAGCCTTGGCAGCTATCGGTCCTGCTGCAATCCTTGGTCTTGTAGTAGCTGGATTGGGAATCATTAACAATCAATTCGGTGCCCAAATAGATCAGTTGCTAAATACAGTGACGACAAAAGGGCCTCAAATTATCCACAATCTGGTTCAAGGGATCACCAATGCTATTCCTGCTCTAATCGCTTCAGGGGCGGATTTAATAGCAAAATTCGTTAGTGCTTTTGCAACTATGTTTCCAGTCATTGTAAATGCTGGAGTGAGCCTGATTGTGAGTTTAGTTCAAGGGATTGGCCAGAATGCAACTTCCTTGATTAGCTCAGCCAATACTATTTTAAGCACTTTTGTCAGCTCGTTGTTAAACGCACTGCCGACTCTCTTGTCAGCTGGGATGGAATTGTTGGCTAATCTTTCTCAAGGAATACTAAACAACATTCCTCAAATGATGGCTAACGCTCAAAAGACCGTAACGACCTTCTTGACTGGTCTTGGCCAACAAATGCCACAGATTATCCAAAACGGGATCCAAATTCTGCAAAATCTGATAACCGGCATTATCCAGTCCTTACCGACTATTTTGCAAATTGCGGTACAGGTCATCACGTCCTTTATACAAGGTTTGGTATCTAACTTACCTGCGATTATCCAAGGCGGCATCCAGTTAATCATGTCTCTTGTGACGGGTTTGATTCAAAACTTGCCACAGATCATCGCTTCAGCGGCTCAAATCGTCATTTCGCTTGTTTCTGGCTTGATACAAGCAGCACCTCAATTGATTATGGGCGGCTTACAACTAATAGCTCAATTGGTTATCGGTTTGATAACTGGCATACCGAAAGTTTTAGAAGCTGGTTGGGAGCTTATCAAAGCCCTAGGTGGCGCTTTAATTGATGGCCTTGTTGGAATCGGTCAAAAAGTTGGTGAGTTCTTCGGCGGGATTTGGGACTGGATCACTGGCAAGAACGAAGAGGGTGCTAGCAAGACCAAAGCTACTATGGATGATTTGACATCCTCTGTGTCGACTAAAACAGCTGAAATGTCCACGGCTGCGAAGACTAATACTCAAGATATGGCCACAGGTGTCCAATTTAATATGGACACGATGGGGCTGAATGCTTCTAATGCGGTCAATGCGATGGGTGCTAACGTCACGAACGGAATGACACAGGCTCAAACCAATGCGACGTTGCAGGCTCAGACTATGCAACAAAACGTTGGCAATTCCATGAATTTGATGGGGCTTGATACGCTAAATAAAGTAACGACCATGAATACAAATGTAGACGCTAACATGCAAGCGCTCGTTACGACTACAGGTATTAACATGCAGGCTTTAAGCAGCAATGTATCAAGTAACATGCAACAAGCACAGGCGACCGCTACAACTGAGTCAGCAACCATGAATGCGAATGTATCAAGCAATTTGAGCGGTTTGAATACAAGCGCTAGCTCCTACATGCAGGCGCTTCAAACGGACTCAAATGCTGCATTCCAGACCGTTCAAACTAATGCTAGTGCTATTTCTAGCAGTACGGCTGCCGCTGTTTCGGGTAATTACAATACCATGAGCGGAAATGCGACAGGCTCAACAAATAGCATGCAGGGATCTACCACTTCGGCGTTTACTACTATGCAGTCTAACGCTGAAAGTAGCACTCAAGCAGTCGCAAATGCAGTGACAAATAACTTTAAGAATGCTGAAACGGCTGCGACAAATGCCATGAACAGTGTTTCTAAGGCTGTTACGGACGGCATGAATAAAGTTGATCAAGCTGCAACTTCAGGCGGAAACAAGATGGCTCAGACATTTGATAGTACCTTGAATAAAGTCAAGAGTTCTGTTCAACAGGGAATGTCTGCTGTTTCATCTGCTTTTAACAGCGGGATGAATCAAGCTGTCAGCATTTCGTCTTCTGCAAATAGTCAGATTGTGGGCATATTCAATACACTAGCTAGTCATCTGTACTCTGTTGGTGTCCATGCTGGTTCTGGTCTTTACAATGGACTAGCAAGCATGGCCGGTAGTCTTTACTCGCTCGCATATTCAATCGCTTCTAATATTGCAAGCGTGATGCGTTCTGCTCTGGATATCCATTCCCCATCTCGAGTCATGGATGCGATTGGTGGCTTTACAGGTGAAGGGATGTATAACGGTATGGCTGGTTGGGTCAAAGCGATTGACGGAGTCGCAAAAGACTACGCCATGGCCATTACTGACCAGAAATACGGAGTTGATAGCGTAGTTACTACATCAGCCAGCGTAAACAATAGCGGCATTCGTTCATCTCTTGAAAATCTGAGCGATGATGTGAAGCATTCTCAGTTGTCGGATACGAAATTTGAAATCCACAATGAAATGGTGGGAGACAAGATCTATACGACTGTCAAAGAGAAGGAAGCGCGTGATCGTATCAAGGATGACTACTTTGTCTACGAATAGAAAGGCTACGAAATGGATTTATTGATTACACATGCTAACGCTGAGACTAAATTGTCTCAGTTAGGCATTTATAACATTAAAATTGCTGATAGTACGCCTTCTGTTGAAGTGGACAGGCGTACAGTCAAGGGACGCAGCGGGTATATCCACGATGGGGTTACCCTGCGTCAAAAAACAATTAAAGTTTCTGGAAGGCTGGCAGTTGCTAGCCTTTTGGCATTTATGGAAAAGCAAGACGAGCTTGCAGGCTGGTTGTACGGTGATGAGCCTTATTTCGTTACGAAAATGCACCCAGTACAAGATGACTTGTACGGATTTGAATTACCCGGAGCAAAAAAGGGCGATTTGAACCTTTTGGAAATTCCGCATACGGCATGGAAGTATCGATATAAGGTGCATATCGGAAATGAAATTGACTATAGCTTTATTGGCAAATCAGCAGCAGGTTTGAAATATAACATTTCTTTTGAACTGGTAACTGCTGAATTGCCATTTGGAGAAACTACTCCTCGAGATGTTGTTTTATCTGGTGGAGTCATCCCGTACAAGGGCACAGCGGCTCTTAGCCAGCTAGAAGTACCTTATGTAGTCGAATTGACTGCAAGCGCTAGCCAAACAAGTTTCTTCCTGGAGATCGACGGAAGACGCTGGGCCTACAATCATGCTTCAACACCAATCAAAGAAGGTGATAAATTACGCCTATCTGGTGTTGAAAACGTGATTTATAAAGGTGTGGCATTGCCAGACTTGAATATCAACATTCGAACGAATTATGAATATTTTGTCATTCGTCCAAATCCGCAGAAACAAGTGCGCTATTCTACGGATTTCAGGGGCACTATCAAAATCTTTGGTTTTAAAGAATTGTATAAGTAAGGAGGTGGTAGATTGATTACATTTATTGATGAAAAAGGTACAGAGCATAGTGCTTTAGTTGCTTACTCTGCAACCAATGCGGTCAACGGTGAATTGTCTGTAAAAGGCACAATCTACACCAACGATGAGGTCTTGCACGGCATAGATCGTGGCTGGCGTTTTCGCTTAGACGATGAATACTATCGTGTTACTTATGCAAAGCCTAACGATGCAGGACGACAGATTGAAGTTGAATTTGACGCAGTACATCAATTCTTCTACGATATGTCGAAATCAATGGTTTATGACACTTTGAATGGTTCAAAACCATTTGAAACTTATCTACAAGCTATCTTTTCAGGTAGTGGCTATACGTATAATCTGGAAACGACAGTCGGATCTATTCGAAAAGAAAATTTCGGAAATAAATCTCGACTCTCACTTTTCAACGATATCATCAAGGCTGCTGGACTTGAATTTTCCGTGCGCGGGCATGTTGTCCGCATCCTAAAGCGGATTGGGACAGACCTATCTGCTATCGTTCGTAAAAACTTTAATATGAACGAGTTAAAAATCGAAAAGAATATCAATAGCTTCGTAACCTATCAACGAGGCCTTGGTGCTTGGAAAGACGATGAAGATCATTCGCAAGGTCGCTATGAGTCTGAGTACGAAAGCCCGCTAGCCAAAATCTATGGACGAATTGAAGCAGAGCCTGTCGTAGATGAACGCTACAAAGAAACTGGCAAGCTCTTAGAACGCTTAAAGGAGAATGTCGATAAGTCTTATAAGGTTTCTGTCGAAATTGATATGGAAGACCTGTCACGCGCTGGTTATCGACTTAGCCGTCCGAATCCGGGCGACTACATTATGGCCATTAACGAAACGTTAGGATTTAGCCAAAAGGTTCGCATTGTTTCGTTTACCAGCGAATATGACGTGGGTGGGAATCTAATTAGTCGCAAGGTAGTCTGCAACGATATCGGCTCTGTCCAACGAAGAGCAAGTGAAATGAGCAGCCTTGCTCGTTCAGTTCAGGATGTTGCTACAGAGAATGCTAAGGCCATTGCTACAGCAACTAAAGCTCTTGTTTCTGCTGATGGAAAGAACACGATTTACTTTGGTGAAAGTAAACCGAGAGACGAGCCTGTAGGCACTCTTAGAAAAGGTGACCAGCTTTATCTAAAAGAGGGAGAAAAGACTAATCTGTACTTTTGGAATGGGGCAGAATGGGAACTCAACCCTTTAGAAATGGATCTCGTGAAATTTCGCAAAGAATACGAGTCTAAAACTAAAGAGATCAACCAATCCATGGCCACCCAGACTCAGCAAACCACCCAAGCTCTCCGCACAGCTGGCGCCAATGCCTCAGCTATCGAGGCGGCAAAGGGTGCTATCACCAAGCTCAATCAGGACTTAACTGGTGCTAAGCAGACGAATCAGGCTGCGATAGACCGACTAAAATCTGACTTTGCTAGCGCTCAGAAGGCAGCAAACGACCAAACAACGCTCCTAAGAAGCGATTTGGCCAACATCCGAACAAAACAGAGCCAAGCTGAGTCTGAGATAGCAAAGCAAGTCGCAGCACTCAATGCGACCAAGGTTGAGCTTGCGGGCGTAAAATCCGCTCAGGCTAATTATGAGCAGAGCACTACTCGCAGATTGGCAGAGCTGAGCAATCTAGCCGACGGCAAAGCCAGCAAGTCGGAGTTGGTGCAGACCGCTCAGGAATTGAGTAGTCGGATAGCGAGCGTGCAGGTCGGCGGGCGGAATTATATCCGAGGGACAAGACGCATGGCGCTAGCTAGCGGATTGTGGGCATCAGGAACCTTTAGGCCATCAGGCGCTGGGATAGCAAAGACGATTGATGTACCAGATAGTCCAGCAACTGGTTTTGATAAAGCGATACGTCTTACTTCCAGCAATGCTAGAGACCAAATCGGCATTGCTCAGGATGGTCTTGTTCTTGTACAAGGCACATATACGATGTCTTGTTGGGTTAAAGGCAAAAGGGGTCAAAGGGTTAAGCTGCAGACTTATTGGCAAGTTAATGATAATTCTGGTGTTTCGCCCATTTTTACGCTGACTGACGAAAATTGGACGAAGCTATCATTTACTAGCACTAGAGATAGAGCTGGAGCTGTATCAATTGGCTATGTGTATCTCGTAAATGCTGAGGCAGGAGAATATCTAGATGTTCTTGCGCCCCAGCTAGAAGACGGAAATATTGGGACAACTCCAAAAGAAGCCCCTGAAGACACAGATGGTCAAATTTCGGCCGTCGAGTCCAGTTTTAAGCAACGGGCCGACTCAATCGAAGCTAGCGTGTCTAGCTTGGCTGATGGACTCAAAACCAAAGCTGATAGCAGCGCCTTGACTGTACTCTCTGACAGCATCAAACAGTCGGTCAAGTCGCTCGAGACAGACACGCAGAACAAGCTGGACTCAAAATTGAGCACGGCTGAATTCGATGTGCGAGCATCTGGAATCCGTCAAGAAATCGTCAACGCGACCAAGGACAAGGCTGATAAAGCCTTGGTCACGGCTGAAGCCGGGCGGTTGCGTGAGGAACTGGCTAGCCTGCAGGTTGGCGAGAATCTGTTTATAAACTCAGAATTTAAAAATCTGCGTGACAATAACCAGCGCTACACAGCGAATGGTAGAACCTATCAAAACATGATTGCGCCATACTGGTACAATCCATACAATGCAGGCTTGCCAAACGCTCAAAATATCCAACATGGTTATTTTGACACGGAAACGTTTAGCGATACGGTCTTTGCATTTAACGAGAGTGATGGCTCTCGTCACTGGAAAGCATTATCAACTGATTTTAAAATCGGAGTCATCACGGCTGGAGAGTATTACTTTTCGGCTGACCTCTATGCGACTGATTTAGGAACTCATATTAAATTTGGGTTTTACTATCACAATTCGACTGGTAAACTCAATTTTTACGCAGGTCAAACAAAAATTGAAGTTACTGAAAAAGGTCGTTGGGTACGGTTAGGAGCACCGTTAAAGGTCAATGATGACATTGACCTGACCAAAAAAGTTCAATTTTACGTCTACGGATATAATTTTACCAGCAACTCGATTTTGTACCTTAAAAAGCCAAAAGTGTCAAAAGGTCGCTTAAAAAGTGACTGGAGTCCGGCTCTCGAAGACACCGAAGGCCTCATCACAGAGGCTAAGGCGACCTTTGAGCGCACTGCTCAAGGCTTGCGGACAGACTTATCAGCGGTACAAGCCTACGTTAACGCTGACGGCACACGCTCAGAAGTTTTGCGCTCTTTCTCCCGTGAGGAGACCGCACGTCAGCTGACAGCCGAGCGCAAGGCTATCGAGGCTGGCTATGTGGCTAAGGCGCAGCACACAGAGGACGTGCGAGGGCTGACGAGGCGGTTTGAGGAGCTGAGTGAGGGAGGTGTAAACCTCTTGCGCAACTCAGCGGCTTTGCTGGTCGGTGGTGATTGGCGAACTGGTAAGTGGCAGGCTACTAGCGGAGGAAACGGTACAGCTCAGGTTGTACCCGTCACAAGCCCTCCTAACCCACTAATCAAGAGCATGATCCGTATTGTCAACAACACAGTCGGAAATAAAGATTTGTCGCAATCTGCTATGGCTATTGTGGTCGGTCAGAAATACACTGTATCTTGCTATGCTCGAGTGACCAGTGATAGCCCGAGTCCAACAGTCGGTCTGCTAATCAGGTCATGGGCAAATAATAATGATACCAACCGCAAATTGCACAAAACCATCTCGAACAGGGAATGGCAGCGCTACTCATTTACATTTACTGCTGATGTTGTAGCCAACTCAATCCAGTTTGGCCAAAGTGGTGCTGGAAGCGTCGAAATCTGCGCACCTAAAATCGAGTTAGGTGCTGTTGCGACAAGCTGGAGCCCGTCACCAGAAGATGCAACGAGCTACGCAGATACCAAATTGGCTGAATTTAGGCAAGGCATCGATGGCCAACTGGCCAACGTGCAATCCGCCCTTAATACGGCCAATAGCTCATTGACCAGTTTTAACAACTGGAAGCAGTCAGCGCAAGAAACCCTGAATAAAGTCGGCAAAGTTGAGACGGGTCTTAACGAGACCAAAACTAGCCTAGCTGAGTTTAAGCGCACGGCTGAGGGGCAGCTGACTACGATTAATCAACAGGTCGCTGGTAAGGCTAGCCAGACCGAGTTCCAGCGGGTCCAAGAGACAAGCAAACTCTATGAGCGACTGATTGGCTCGACTGAAAAGGAAATTGCGGACAAAGTCACGCGCATGGCTTTGACTAACGAGCTGTTTCAGGTCGAGGTCTCAAAAAACCTTGGACTTCGCACGGTGCAGTATCAGATAGCAAATGCTTGGGCAGTGCAGAACCTCAACTCAAATGGCGACATCATCAGTCAAATCAACGCGACTGGCCCGAACGTGCGCATTCAAGGTGAGTCCATCCATTTGGACGGAAAGGCTTTGATTGACAATGGGGTCATCAAAAATGCCATGATTGAAAGCATGCTTGCGGACAAAATCACAGCCGGCACACTCGATGCTGCAAATGTAAATATAATCAATCTAAATGCTAATAAAATCGTCGGTTTAGACGCGAATTTTATCAAGTCTAAGATTGAGTTAGCGTTTATCGAGTGGATGCGAGGTAAGACTATCAGCGCTCAAAACGACGCTATGCAGATCAATCTAAACGATGGTCATGTGCTGTTTTACAACGATGATGCATCCATCAAGCGAGTTTTAGAGGGTTACCCAACTCAATTTATCCGCTACGAAAACAAAGTGGAAAACGGCCAAAACCACGGCCGAACTATCATCGGTAGTAATCGTAATGGCACGAACGCGTGGAAATCAGCCTCTTTCGCTGGTCTAGTGATCGATAACAACTCGAACAACAGCGTAGACAAAATCTACCAGTTTGGAGACTACAATCACATGAGACACGCGCAGGGTGATGATGGCTGGAATTTTAGCGTAGTAACTCAGGCGATGACGCCCGGCGTCTGGAACAAAAACTCAGAAATTTGGGCGCGACATTTCGTCGTGCCTCGTAACACAAAAGGAGACACAGATAGCCCAACGCAGTTTATCCGCTTAGAAGAAAGCGTAGCCGCGATTTGGAATATCTTAAACCACGCAGCCAGTGGCCAAGTCACGATGACGCAAGCAATGAAAAACTTGATTAACTCAAGGAAGGCCGCTTGGGACATCGTCCGAAATGTAGGTTAGAAGGAGAAAATATGAACGAAAGCATACAAAATAATTTAGCGATCGAAATCGCTAATAAATCATTAAGAATCGCAACGCTTGTAGCTGAAAAAGAAGAGCTTCAGTTACAACTGCAGCAGGCTTTAGAGCGGAACGTGGATTTTGAAAAGCAATTGCAAGCATACGAACCACGCGCAGAAGAAGCGCCAGAAAGTGAGATAGAGTCATGAGAAACTGGACTGTAGTAGGGAAATATCCGATTTATGACGATGATAACAAGATTTCCCACACCGAAATCGCTATCGCGTCCACCTCCGCAGGTTACGCGACTTTTTCAGAGCGTGTGCTTGGCGACCATGCGAACAAAAACGAAAAAGAGCTAATTGATTTAGCTCTAGAAGCTCTTTTTAAGTCCGAATTCTCAGACCGAGCCATGGCCGAGTCTGTTCAGAAAATCGAAGAGATGGATCAAGCTATCAAAGAGTCTAAGACTTTAATGGCTAAAATGGAAGCAGCTATCGCAAGAGCAGAAGAGGCCGCTAACGAGAATCGTCGACTCGTTAAAACAGTTACGCTCACGCTTAACCAAATTATCGCAAACGGCGGCGCAGACGAGGAGGAAGAACATGAATCGTCTAATCAATCAAATCAAGATCAAAATTAAAGGAGGATCAGCAATGATGACCAATTATTTCGCAATGCAAGTTGATTTAGGGTGGATCACCCTTGAAGAAGTCCCAAAACGCTATCGTGCTAAGGTGGCTGAGCTGGTAGAAATGTCGAATATCGGCAATTCGGATAAGCCAGCCTCAAAATAGGAGGCGGTGACATGTGAACCATTTTATTGATTTTGTGGACAAGCTCACGCCTGTCTTGGTCGTGATTATCCCTAGCTATTTTAGTTATAGGAGTAATCAAAACAGCAAAGAAACCGACAAGCGGATAGAAGCTTTAGCCGAAGATTTGGGGGACCTGAAAGAGTCCGTGGCCGATATCCAAAACATCGGGAATAGGAACAATCAGGATCTAAACCTGATCCAGAAAGGCTTGCAACGGCTTCAGCGCTTTCGATTGCAAGAAAATCTAAAAAAAGCGTTGAGGCGTGGCCAGACTACCCAGCATGAGTTGGAAGAGCTGTCCCGTCTCTACGAAAGCTACGTTGAGCTTGGTGGAAACGGCGCTATCAAGCTTTTGTACGAAAAATTTTCGGAATTGCCAATCGAGGAGGAAAAATGAATAAATTTGCAAAAAAACTAGGAATTAAAGTGGTCAAAACAATGGCTCAAGCAGCGCTTGGAGTTATTGGCTCCACGGCTCTGTTAACAGAGGTCAATTGGACTGTTGCTACATCGACAGTCGCCTTGGCAGGGGTGACCTGTATCTTGATGAATCTCTCCGATTTAAAGGAGGAAGAGTAATCAAAATCAAAATAAAAGAGCAGGCGCTGAAGCTTGCTCTGTTTGCTTTTGCTGCAACTTATTTTTGGTTTGCGGCCTTTGAAAATTTGAAAGGAAAATAAAAAAATGACAACAGCAAATGAACTTGTACAATTTACGATTGGCCTAGCAAACTCAGGTATGGGTGTTGATAAAGACGGATTCGCAGGCACTCAATGCGCAGATTTGCTAACCTACCCATCAAAACACTTTTTCGGAGTGGATTTGTGGGGCAATGCCGCTGATTTGCTAGATTCCGCAGAAGCTGCAGGTTGGGAAGTACACCGCATGCCAACTGACGAAAACCCACGAGCTGGGGCGTTTTTCAACATGAATGCTTGGTTTGATGGCGTTAACTATGGCCATTGTGGTATCGTCATTGAGGATTCTGATGGTATTACCATGCGAACTGTCGAGCAAAACATTGATGGAAATGCAGATGCTTTAATCATTGGAGGTCCAGCTCGATACAATAATCGAGGTTTTGAGGATGTAATCGGCTGGTTTTATCCACCATACAGCGATGGCGCAGCGCCAGTCACTCCAGCAGATATATCTCCAACATCAGACGAAATTGAGCTCACGCCAGAAACGGGCACTTTTACAGTCGGAACATCAGCTATCAATGTGCGCCGTGAGCCAAATCTTAATGGCGGAATCGTGCATGTCTACGAACCTGGTGAATCTGTTAATTATGACAGTAAAGGTTCAGCTAACGGTTACCGCTGGATCTCCTACATTGGAGAATCTGGCAATCGTAATTACATGGCTATTGGACAAACAGACGATGCAGGAAATCGTATCACTCTTTGGGGTGATTTGAGCTAAAACAAAACCGCAGCGGAAACTGTGGTAAATAAAAAAATCTTTCTTAAATTTTAATTATCCCCAGCCAACAGGCTGGGGCTTTTTTATTTGCAAAATTTTTTAAAAAAGTTGATAAAAAGTGTTGACAATATACGCAATGCGTGTTATAATATAATCAAGATAAAGATAAAACAAAAAAAGAAAGCAGGAAATCAAAATGAGAACATTAACAGGAACGCCAAAACAAATCGCATACGCTTCAAAAATCATCAAAGAAATGGAGGGAGAAATTTTAAGCCCATACGCAGACTTTGCAAAATACGAAAGTGTCCAAGCAAAATTTGAAACAGAAAAATTTGATGAGTACGCAAAAAGCAGAGAAGAAGACTACACAAAAGAAGAGCTGATGTTTTTGAATCATCAAGCGAAAAAGACTGAAGCTTACTTTATCTACAATTATGTAACAGATGCAGGAACAATCATTGAATATCATACTAACTATTGTTACAATGGTAAAAAACATTATTACGACGGATACGGTATGCACGAATACATCAAAAAATAAAGGAGGAATACAAAATGTTAGTTGGAGTAAGTCAAAAGAATGACTATGGATGGTCTATCCAAGTCGTAAAATTTCCCAATCTCGAATCAGCAGAAGCCTGGCTAAACAAAGAACAATATGATTTTAGAGATAGATATATATTTGATGACGAAGAGGAGGCGACGGAACATTTAAAAGAAATACGAAGCGCTCGATGGATAAAAGAAGCGTTAAAAGACGCAGACACTTTGACATTGCTTGGCAACGGGGAGTTTGATATTGAGATGAGCGACTCTTACATTTATAAAATGATGAATAGATAGGATTTTGGAGGAGAAAATGAAATTTGAATTATTTAAAGAGTTATACGACGAGGCGCTAGAAATCGCCTCGTTGGAACTCTACGTCGCAGAGCGAGGATGGCAGGACTGGATGGAGGGATATACTCCAGACGAAGTGGCTGAACTGCTAGGTCGCATTTACCGCCTTGCAAACAATCCACTCAAAGACACTAGAGAGGTCTCAAGAGCGGAATTTAGTAGACGATATGGGATCCCTGTCCGAACCCTACAAGACTGGGATTTAGGGAATCGGAGTGCGCCGGAATACGTCAAATTATTGATTGACTTTGCACAATTTACAAGCGGTTTATAAAAATGAAAAAATTAAATTTAATAAATAAAACATTTGGCAGACTTACTGTTTTAAAAGAGATCCCAAATACAAAAAGAGAGTCTCGCTGGTTGTGTCAGTGCGAGTGTGGCAACTTTGTTGAGATACGAGGCAGTGCTTTGACCGGCGGTATAACGAAGTCTTGCGGGTGTTTAGCTGTAGAATCTGCTAAAGATATCGCAATAAGGGAAAGGCTTGCCGAAAAAGCACATAAAGCATATAATGACAAGCGTGTCGAAGGTGTAGCTACGTTTTTAATCAATGACAAAATGCAAAAAAACAACACTACTGGTTACAAAGGAGTACAAAAATATTACTTAGCTAGCGGCGAGGCTAGATATAGCGCTTATCTGACTGTAGGAGGCAAACGTTATAGCAAAGGAGGGTTTGATACACCACAAAAAGCATACGAGTATAGACAAGAGTTAGTAGCTAAATACGTCCCTAGAAACGAATAGCGATGCGATAAAGACCAGATCAGTTTGTCTGTATTTGGTCTTTTTTTATTTGCAAA